ATGCAAACCGTTATTTTTGGTCGTTCGGGTTGCCCTTACTGTGTGCGTGCAAAAGATCTGGCTGAGAAATTGAGCAATGAACGCGATGATTTTCAGTATCAGTATGTAGATATTCGTGCGGAAGGGATCACTAAAGAAGATCTACAACAAAAGGCAGGTAAACCCGTAGAAACCGTGCCGCAGATTTTTGTCGATCAGCAACATATCGGCGGCTATACCGATTTTGCTGCATGGGTGAAAGAAAATCTGGACGCCTGATCGTCTGACAAGCCCTCGCGTTGAGGGCTTTACTGATTTTTTCTGTGCTGTGGTTTAAACAAACTACTGATAAATAAGAAACACAGTGCCCCCAGCGCACACCAGAACACCGCGCTTAGTAACCATGCCAGCTCTTGCCAGAATGAGCGCGTCGGTGAAAAAAACAGCCGCATAATGAGCATCGAACAGGGTGCCGCCAGCATTGCGCCAAACAGAGGTTTCAGGACTTCTCTACGCTGTGAAAAGAAGCTGGCGACTGCTCCAGGAAGAATGAAAAATAGCAAGCCGATTTCAGGATGCCCGGCAGCCCGAAAAGCGCCTTTCATGTGCGTCGCCAGAAAAAGGCACACCACAATGAAGAGGACAAAACAGCAGATTGCCCCCGCCCAACGTTGTTTATGTTTCACTCGTTCCTCCTGACACTGCGTCTATCGAACACATTTTTCGCCAGTGTGGCGTTCAGTAAGATAAAGCCGCTTCGCATTCCATGCTAATATAGGCCAACGCAATTCATATAGCCGTTGATACCTAATGTGATTACACTAGTAAAATATATTGTTACTTTACTATCGTTTAGGTGCGCTGAATGAATCTGCGCCCTGAATTCTGGTAAAAAACATTATCGTAAATTACCATTTCTTTCAACAGCTTACTAGTAAACAAGAAGTTAGCCTCCGTGAATATAAACGTCGCCGAATTGTTAAATGGGAATTACATTCTGTTATTATTTGTGGTCCTCGCGCTTGGGCTATGTCTCGGAAAGTTACGACTTGGTTCGATCCAACTGGGTAATTCCATTGGCGTTTTAGTCGTATCGCTGTTATTAGGCCAACAACATTTCAGCATTAACACCGATGCGCTTAATCTTGGCTTTATGCTGTTTATTTTCTGCGTCGGGGTCGAAGCCGGACCGAACTTTTTTTCCATTTTTTTTCGCGATGGGAAAAATTACCTAATGTTAGCACTGGTGATGGTTGGCAGTGCGCTGGTGATCGCCTTAGGGTTAGGTAAGCTGTTTGGCTGGGATATTGGCCTGACGGCCGGTATGTTAGCAGGCTCTATGACGTCGACACCGGTTCTGGTCGGTGCTGGCGATACACTGCGTCATTCCGGCATGGAAAGCAGGCAGCTCTCACTGGCACTGGATAATCTGAGCCTCGGGTATGCCTTAACCTATTTAATCGGTCTGGTGAGTTTGATTGTTGGTGCGCGTTACTTGCCGAAATTGCAGCATCAGGACTTACAGACCAGCGCCCAGCAAATCGCCCGCGAACGTGGCCTGGACACTGATGCCAACCGTAAGGTTTATTTACCGGTGATCCGCGCCTATCGCGTCGGCCCGGAACTGGTGGCCTGGACCGACGGCAAAAATCTGCGTGAACTGGGTATTTATCGACAAACCGGCTGCTACATTGAACGTATTCGACGTAACGGGATTCTGGCAAATCCAGACGGTGATGCCGTGCTACAAATGGGCGATGAAATAGCGTTGGTAGGCTATCCCGACGCCCATGCCCGACTCGATCCCAGCTTCCGTAACGGTAAAGAAGTTTTCGATCGTGACCTTCTCGACATGCGTATCGTCACTGAAGAAGTGGTCGTTAAAAACCATAACGCTGTAGGTAAACGTCTCGCACAACTGAAGTTGACCGATCACGGTTGCTTCCTTAACCGCGTCATTCGTAGCCAGATTGAGATGCCGATAGATGACAACGTCGTGCTTAACAAAGGTGACGTTTTACAAGTCAGCGGCGATGCCCGCCGCGTAAAAACCATCGCCGATCGCATCGGCTTTATCTCGATTCACAGCCAGGTCACTGACCTGCTGGCATTCTGCGCCTTCTTTGTTATTGGGCTGATGATCGGGATGATCACCTTCCAGTTCAGCACATTCAGTTTCGGCATGGGGAACGCTGCCGGGTTGTTATTCGCCGGAATTATGCTGGGCTTTATGCGTGCTAACCACCCGACCTTCGGTTACATTCCGCAGGGTGCATTAAGCATGGTGAAAGAGTTCGGCTTGATGGTGTTTATGGCAGGCGTTGGTCTGAGCGCCGGTAGCGGTATTAATAACGGCCTGGGCGCGATTGGCGGTCAGATGTTGATTGCCGGATTGATTGTCAGTCTGGTGCCCGTGGTTATCTGTTTCTTGTTCGGTGCTTATGTATTGCGAATGAACCGCGCGCTGTTGTTCGGCGCAATGATGGGCGCACGTACCTGCGCGCCGGCAATGGAGATCATCAGTGATACAGCTCGCAGTAACATCCCGGCGCTGGGCTATGCGGGCACCTATGCAATCGCCAACGTCCTGCTGACGCTGGCAGGGACAATCATCGTCATGGTATGGCCAGGATTAGGATAAAACTGAAGTTGCCCTGAAAATGAAATTTTTTTGCACAACCGCAGAACTTTTCCGCAGGGCATCAGTCTTAATTAGTGCCACTGCTTTTCTTTGATGTCCCCATTTTGTGGAGCCCATCAACCCCGCCATTTCGGTTCAAGGTTGATGGGTTTTTTGTTGCCTGAAATTTAAGCTGTTTAAAATCATGATGTTAGAAGCACTGTTTTTTAACGATGGCGACAAAATGGCGGCAGCGTCAAAGAGAGAGCGCCACCTGTCCTGATTTCATTGGATGCGGCTGAACCGGATTTGACTCTTTTGGCGTTGCAATCGAACGAACAAAAGTTTCATGGGTAACAAAAGTATGGCTGCAGTTAATGTTCTGGCACTGGTTGTAACGCTCTTTGGTCAATGAAGATACCTGAAAACTGCTGCGAGTATGGGCGGCACTTCCACACAGTGGGCAAATCATCATTTTTCGAGTTCTCCCCATTTTTGCTAAATTCACAATAATGATACCGCATTATTCCATTTTGCAAACTTAAAAGTTCTCCATTGCGAAGAATCATTCCATTTCGAAATCATCAATCCTCACTTCAAGCTCCAGACTGGTCGTAAAACCATTATCCGGGCTTACGGTATGCGTCAGAGTCGTAATGGTCCATTCCGCATCATCTATCGGCTGTTTAAAGCCACTGACTTTCACTGGCATTTCCGTGTAGAGATCTGCCCGCCCTTCCGCCAGTTGTAGCGAGAATGACGCAACGCCACGTTGCAGGCGTTCCCACTGCATTTTCGCTGCCCGTTCAGCGTTGCTCCGGTTGGCATAAGTGCGATTAAGTACCAGCACGTTTTCATCCGTCCCCACCAGGTAATCGCCCTGCTTCGCTTCCGGCTCTTTCTTCTGCTTCTTAGTCCTGCGCTTACGCTTCACCGTAGTGCTTTCTTTCTTCGCGGGTTCGCGGGTATGCAACCAGCTGGCAATTACCCCCGTGTAAGCTCCGCGATCTGCCAGGGTAAAGCGGTGACTGTCGCCGTCCTTACGTGTGATAGTGATCACCGGTAGTGGTTTACCGCTGGCGCTTTTACCCTGTCCCTGTCGGATGAATAACAGATTGCCATTTTTCACCGACGCAATAGCACCGTACTGGCGCGCCAACCGCATCAGAAAACTGCCGTCACTCTCATTGGTCTGGTCTATATGTTCCACGGGTTTATCTGACAGGTCTTTACCCAATGCCATCTTCAGTTTGTGCCGCGCAGCTATTTCCTTCACCACTTCCCCAACGGTGGTCTTGTGCCACGACTTTTCACGGCGGGTATTCAGCGTTTCACGAAAATCAGCACTTCGCGCCCGGATAGTCAGGCGATCCGGTGCGCCAGTGTGTTCAATCTCGTCCACCGTGAATGCCCCTTTCGGGAAAAGCGGCTGCCCCTTCCAGCCCAGCGCCAGCGTAATAACCGCACCACGACGCGGCAGCACGATTTTTCCATCGGCGTCGTCCAGTTCCAGATCAAGCTGGTCTGCTTCAAAGCCCCGGTTATCCGTCAGCGTCAGACTCATCAGGCGGTTGTCCAGCACTGTGGTGATATCCTTGCCTTCAATACTGATGCTGAATGCCGGAGTTTTGTTGCCTTTGTTAAGCAGTTCAGAGCTGAAATTCACGACAGCAGCCCTCCCACCGTTTTACTGATATCGCTTAATGCAGACGTTGCCGTGTCCTGCAGATTATTCAGCTGCGCACTGAGATCACCGAACATATCGGACAGGGATTCATCCACCCGTTTGAGCGACAGGGTGAACTCAATCCGGCGCGGCATACCATCGCGGAAAAACTCCGTTTTAGTCTGATTCAGTCCCTCAATCACATACATGCCATAAATCGTGCCGCTGCCTTCAATCAGGGGCCATGCTTTCCCCTGTTCTGCCATCTGCTCCAGTGCCAGCAACGACAGCCTGCCGCCTGTTATCTCCGGCATAAGAACACCAGAAAGCGTCAGCATGTCGTTGTCCGGTCCCAGAAACTGCGTGGACGGACGACGATTTACCCGACTGTTTGCCGCATATCGCCAGCTGCGTTGATACTGCAGCTCCTGATACGGTACGGTGCGCAGCATAAACACGTACAATCCCAGCACCATCATCATGCGTCGTATCCCCCCTGATCGCTGTAGTTACTCCTGGCCTTTGCCTTCAGTCTGCGTTCACGTTCATCAAGCTGGCGTGCCACCTCCCGCGCAATATCCTGCGCACTTTGTCCTGGCTGCGTCTGGATGATGATCTGCGTCGGTGCCTCAATCCGGTGAACGGGCGGCACAGCAGCTGCGCGACTCACCATCGCTTCGCCGCCTTTCGCGGGAAGTGCCAAAGGGTGCAACGGTGGAAGCTCTGCTGGTGCGGCAGCAACACCCATCATTCCGACAACAACCGCAGCCAGTGCAGCTGTATTTCTCCGGCTGGTCACGTTTGCCGGACCGTTAACAATTTCAGGCCCGTTTTCACCGACAATGCCGAACTGCCCGCGCGGGATATAGCCGCCGCTGTCATACATCCCCGCAAAGCCATATCCCCATGATGGAAAACCACCCGATGGCATCATCACTTTACCGTCTGCATTCACCGTCGCAGGTTGCTGACGCGTCACGCTTTCCGGCAGTTTCGCCTTTGCAGCTTCTTTACTGACAATGCCGAGTTTATCCAGCAACCAGGAAACACCGGATTTCAGGGAGTCCAGCGGATGCATGACCATATTCAGCCCCTCCGCCAGAGCCTCCCCGAATCGTCGCCCCATTGCCGCTGCACTCTGCAGTTCGGCAGAGGTCGACTTAACAGGCATCAGCAGGTCAGTAAACCAGCCCCACAGCGCCTGCACTTTGTCTCCAATCCACTGGAACACAGGCTTAAGTGGTTCGAATGCGGCACTGATGGGACCAGCCGCTGCTTTGAATCCTTCCACCACGCCACCGAGAAATGCGGTGATGGGTTGCCAGTATTTCCAGACAACCAGCGCCACGCCTGCCAGTGCAGTAACCACAAGACCTATCGGACTGAGCAGAGCACCTAACAGACCAGATATGGCATACAGGGCCACGCGCAGCATCGCCAGCGGACCGGATGCCAGCACACGAAGCACCGCGCCTGTGGCAGTCAGCCCGCCGCGTAGTGCTGCCAGAGGATTCATAAACATCACAGCAACAGCACGTAAACCGGATAATCCAGACCGCAATAGTGCAACCGGCGCACCTGCTACAGTTTTCAGGACATTCCCCGTCAGTGATGCCGTGCGACGCAAAGACGACAACGGCGCAGTAAGTAAACCCGCTGCGTTGCCCGATGAAGCAAGCCCGCGTCGCAGCAGTGCCAGTGGTGCGCCAGCCAGCCAGGACAACGCGCTGCTGGTTCGAGTTACTGCTGCCGTAACGGAAGGTAACGTTTTGATACCCAGCACAGAGAATCCCAGACGGATCACTGCCAGCGGCCCCAGCACTGCAGCCAGCGCCACCGCTAAGGTGCCGAGGCCTACGGTAACCGCAGCCACAACAGCCGCTACTTTCATCAGTGTGCCTGTCAGTTCCGGGTTAGCTTCCACCCAGCGGCGCGACGCTCCCGTGACGCTTTTCACCATGTACAGAATATCCATCAGCGGCTGGCGCAGCGTTTCGCCCAGGCTGCTGAAGGTGTTCTGCGCTCCGGTTTTGACCAGCAACCACTGCGCAGAAAGTGAGTCCTTGTTAATGTCGGATTCTTTCTGCATGGAGCCGAGCGCATCATTGCCCGCTGTCAGCTTTAACTGGCGCTGCAGTTCCGGCAGGTTGTTTGCCAGTTTCGCTGCGTCATCGCCAAACTCTTTACCAAACAACATGGTCATGGCAGACAGGCGCTTATCCTGCGGCAGAGCATTCACCTTCTCCAGCACGCGCTGGATGGTTCCCATCGCATCCTTCGTCATCTGCTTTTCAATCAATTCAGGATTGAGTTTCAGCAGATTCATCCCTTCAAAGAAACTCTTGCTTTGCATGGTGGCAATGGACAATTCACGCACCATCGCGTTTGCTGCACTGGCTGCAACCTCCGGCGCAGCGCCCAGTGTCAGGAAGGTGGAACCCAGCGCCGCCGCTTTACGGTAATCCAGACGATCAGCCACACCGCCCAGGCGTTGCATGACATCAATGATGTCTGCCCCTTTCGACATGGCGTTATCATCCAGATAGTTCAGCGCATCACCGAGCTGTTCAATATTGCGGGTAGGGATTTTGTAGAGCTGGGCGATTTTCCCCAGACTTTCTGACAGTTCATCCGCTGGCAGCTCAAAGGCTGTTGCCGCCTTTGCCGCCGTGCTGGCGAAGGCCAGCAGGTCACGTTTCTGGTCTTCCCAGCTGTCGTCAGGGTTTGCGACGTTCATGCGCGCCCCACCTTCAACCAGTGCGGCGAAGTCCACAGCACCGTTTTCCATCGGCAACTGTTCGCTGGCAGCCTTGATGGCATCCTGCATTTCATAAAAACGCGCAGTGCGGTTGCCATTATCGTCACGCAGACCATTGACCTGCTTTGCCACACCTTTCATGGCATCTTCCATGCTGGTATAGCTTTTTACTGCCGCCATCACTGGTGCGCCCATTACCAGCCCTGCAGCCGTGGTGGTGGCTCCGGCTCCTGCGATACGATCGCGCACTTCAAGCCGTCTTGAGTATTGTTCTCTGGCAGCGTTCATCCGTGCCTGTTGTTCACCCAGACGTTTAAGTGCTTTTTGCTGGCCCTCCAGTGCCTGCCTTGTTTCTTCAGCATTTTTCTTAAGTTCTCGCTGGGCACTACTGAGTTGCCTGGTATCAATCCCTGATTCTTTAAGGGCCTGACGTTGTCTCTGGACCGCCCCCAACAAGCCGTTATAGGTCTGCTGAAGTTCCTGTACTCGTGTTTTGGCCTGACTGAATAACTTTGCCTGCGCGGCGGTTGGCCTGTTAGTGGCAGCAAATTGTGTGGCGAGTTTTGCCGCCTCTTCGCGGGCTGCGTTCAGGTTGTTGGCTGTTATGGCTAGTTGCGAGCGCGTCTTGCGAAACTCATCAATTCTGCCAGCCTGCTTATTCAGTTCTTTGAGGCTGTTTCTGGTATTCTGAATTGCGCCAGCCAGCTCTTTCGAACTGGCCTGTGCAGCACGGAATGGGCGGGTGAGTTTGTCAACCGCATTAAGAATGACCTGCAGGCGCAGGTTATTATCACTCATCGTTGGCCCCGCTTCTCTGAATCGCTTTATACCGCCATTCCAGCACTTCGGTCAGCGGCATAACGTCAGTAACGGATGGCGGCCAGTGAAAGATGGTGGCGATATCAGCCACCAGATCGTCAACCGTCAGGCTGTCGGTAAACCGGCAAGCACCGACTTCTTCAACAAAAAAGTGACAACCTCAACCGACATGGCAGTGAGATCTGCCGGGTCCATCTCTGCAATTTCCTGTGCAGTCAGTGCCGGACTGGAGATGCGGGGGATCACGGTCATCATCGCGTTCACATCCATATCCATAATGGCCTGCAGGCGTGTGCCGCGCAGCGCACCAGACTGAGGTTTACGCAGCACAATTTCGGTAATTTCTGTTTTACCGCGCTTGATGGGAGTATCCAGTTGAATAGTCTTTTCAGTCTGCTTATCGCTCATTTTGTTGTCCTGTAAATTGGGTTCTGGCGCGGCATTCCGCGCCGTTCAGATACATCAGAGGCCGAGGGCGTTGCGGTGCGCTTCCATCAGGTCCATACCGTCCACAATTTCCACCATATTGATAAGGTCCACTTCATAGAGCACCTCACCATTGATGGTCAGCTTCGCGTAGCTGTTGGTACTGGTCACTTTGGTGGTGTTGCTTTCGCCCGTCTTCCACTCGCCGGAATCCACTTCTTTGTGACGTCCACGCACCACAAGCTCCACGGCCTGCACTTCTCCGGTATCGTCACGCTGGATAGAGCCGGTAAAGCGCAACTGGATGCCATCCACCGTGGCTTTGCCCATCTGCTTAAACAGCAGCAGTTCAGTACCACCAATGGAAAATTCTGTGTCCAGCGCACTGTCATCAAGCCCCAGATCCACATCCACTGCACCAGGCATTCCGCCGCCGCGATACTTCTCATATTTGCGGGTGAATTTCGGCAGCGTCAGCGACTCTACGATCCCCTGCCAGTTGTTCCCGTCGTTAAACAGGTTCAGATGTTTTAATTTGCGTGGTAAAGCCATGTTGTCCCCTTACGCGCTGACCTGGCTGGCGAAATTCACCAGGTACTGATCGGTGATGCGCTGGCGCAGCATCAGATTTTCAAGTGGCGGCACTGGCGTGTAGTCATAGTCGATAGTGAGTTTTCCGGCTTTCAGCGTGTCTTTGTCGTTCACCGACTCATCCAGCCAGCAATCACCACCAATGAGATAGCCCTGACTGACCAGGCTGCGCATTTTGGCGCGGATACCTTCGATAATGTCGCGGGCCAGCGACGGGTTAAGCGGTTTATCCACCGCCCACATGTGTGCTTCTGCCATCGTGTCCATCAGCACCTGCGCCGTGCGGGTGTAGTTTTCGAAGGCAAAGAGCGGGTCATCACTCAGGCAGCGGGAACCCCAGAAGCGGAAACCGTCCTTGCGCACAAGCGTGGTGACGTCGTTCTGGTTCAGCAGACCTGCATCGGTTGCCGGGTCCTGCAGATCCCAGAACACATCTGCAGAAATTCCGGTGACACCGTTCACGCCCACGTTGGACAGGCTTTTGTGCCACCCGGTCTGCTCATCAATTTTGGCACGCAGACCAAGCGCACGGGCGGTGGCATATGCCGTTGCTTCGGCATTCAGCACCGTGTCCCAGCCAGTAAAGTCGGGCCAGATCAGCATTCCTTCGCGCTGGCTGAAGTTTTCACGATAAGTGATCGCCTCCTGTACCGTCTTGCAGCCATACGCTGACAGGTAAGCAAACCCACGCAGGCTTTGCGCCACGCTCAGCAACTCAGTCGCAACGGCTTTGTTATCGTGACCTGGCACGCCGAGAATGCGCGGTTTAACGCCGAGCTGTGACTGGGCAGATAGCAGGGCTTTCATGCCTGTTTTTTTACCTTCAGCAGTCACAGCGCCGATGATATTGGTCGTGGTTTCGTCTTCCGTTTCACCCTGCGGCACACGCACAACAACGGTCACGGGTTTTGCCTGATCAGCGATGGCATCCAGCGAACGGGCCAGAGTACCGGACTCACCCGCTTTACCGCTGGCAGTCAGCACATCAGTGATCAGCACGGGTTTATTAAGAGGAAACATTTTTGCATCGGCATCATCGCCCGTGCAGACCATACCCACGATGGCGGTGCTCACCGTGGTAATGGATCGGGTGCCTTCGTTGACTTCAACAACGCGCACCCCGTGGTGGTAATCCTGAGCCATAGCGGCGAACCTCCTGATTGGATTAGGCTTCGCCCTATGTTGAAGTGATTGTGCCCGACAAACAGCTAAGTGTCGTTGTGCCGTTATTCACACAAAATGACGGTATTTGTCTACTTGCAGGGATAATCAAAATTATGCTGATTCAGGGGGATTCACTGCTCTTATTTGCCGGAAATTTTCTATAAATGGTAGAAACGCCCACATCAAAAATCAGTGCAATACGCTGTCTTGATTCTCCGGCCTCGAGTAAACGTCCAATCTGTGCCCACTGTTCGGTGGTCAACTTAGGACGACGTCCACCTACTCTGCCTTTGTCGCGAGCTGCAGCAATCCCCGCCCTGGTACGTTCAACTATCAGTTCGCGTTCCATTTCAGCCAGGGCACCCATGACATGAAAAAAGAAACGGCCCATTGGGGTACTGGTATCAATACTGTCAGTCAGGCTTCGGAAATTCACGCCACGCTGGCGCAACTCTTCTATCAGCGTAACAAGATGCCGCATACTGCGTCCCAACCTGTCCAGCTTCCAGACAACCAGCGTGTCTCCTGCCGATAGTGTCCTGAGTAGTTTTTTCAGTCCCGGTCTGTCGGACTTAGTGCCACTGATTTTGTCCTCAAAAATTCGCTCACATCCCGCGCAGTTCAGTGCATTACGTTGCAAATCGGTGTTCTGGTCATTTGTTGACACACGTACATAGCCAATAAGCATGATCATCCCCCTGAATAAAAACCGGAGATGATGCCAGTTAGCTGTTACCTCTGCATTTTCTTAAACGTTGGTTTGGGAGAAACGATAAATAAAGCCTCCGGAGCTATGCAGAAATCGGCTAATGGATCTGATATTTCTGATGTATCAGCCTTCCGAAATGCGCTCCAGTTAGGGACCGCTGCAACACGAGATGTTGGAGCAGATAATCCCTCGAAGTTACTGGATTTAGACAGCTTCAGGTCAATGATGTCAGGTAATGGCTACATCTACATTCCATGCATTGCGACGACAGGAAACCCGGTGAAACTTATGTTGCAGTGGGGAACGGTGGCAACACAAAAGGGAGCTGATGTTGGATATGCCTTACCATTTGCTTTTCCCTATGCAGGCTTGTTTGCGACCGGAAACCGTGGAACATCTGGCTACAATGCCGCGATGAATGTGCGTATTGCCAGCAGAACGCATATCAGTATTCAGAACTGGTCGCCATCCGGAGAGGGCACCGAAGATTGTTGTTTTATCGCGCTGGGGTATTAAGAATGAATAAATTTTATAAAGGCTCTTTCTATCCGGAAGCACTAAAAGATGTATATATCAGCGCCGGTTCATGGCCTGAAAATGGCGCTGATGTTGATGATGAAACAATGGCAATTTACACAGGCGTAGCGCCAGAAGGCAAAACGCTGGGGGCTGATAAAAATGGTAATCCTGCGTGGATTGATATCCCGCCACTCTCCGCTGAACAACAGATTATTCTGGCTGAACAGAAAAGAACGGTATTGCGTTCTATGGCTGATAAGGAAATAGTCTGGAGACAGGATGCTTTTGATGCGGAAATCGCGACGGCAGAAGAAACCGCCGCGTTATCTGAATGGAAAAAATACCGGGTCTTGCTGATGCGCGTTGATACATCAAATCCCGTCTGGCCTACGCCTCCGGGGGAGCAGGCCAATTGATATCCGGCGCGGTGCTGGTATCAGTTGCCGTCACCGCGTCAATGTAATCCAGCACAGCGTTAAGTCGGGTGTTTTCTGTCTGCGTCAGCTTCCGCCCGGTCTGCAATTTCAGTTGAATCAGACTAATGGAAGCCATTGCAGTATCAATCAGTGACTGACGCTGTGCTTCTGCCGCGCCTACTGCGGCACTATGCTGTGCCTCAGTATCTGTCACCCATTTCTCACCATCCCATTTATCGTATGGCGTTAACGGTGCGAGAGTGGTTGTATTATCAGGGTAATCACCCGGTGCTGTGATTTCTTTTGATTCTCCTGTTTCGGTGCTAAAGACAATTTCACCGCGATGGTCCGGCACATATTCCCATGAATTTAAATCCACAGAGCGGCAAATTGAATAACCATCCTTATGTGTACCAGGAGCCTCTAAACAGGAACATGCCGGAATACCAACACCCACAGCAAGATATTCAGATGATTCGGAAATATATTCCCGCGTATCACCATCATAGTTATAAACGATGACGTTTCCCGCCTGTACGGCAATAAGGTCATTATTTAATATCGCGTTATTCATTATGCAGCTCTCACAATATAATTGAAGGCGATGTTACGTGGGCGGGTTTCATTTCCCCCTGAAAACTCCGTTCTGTATTGACTGTTAAACCTCCCGTTAATCGCACCTTCCTGCACGGCGTTATCTGTCGACAACAGACTGTCGCCCTGTCTGTCATTTGGTTCCAGTACTGTATTATTCCACGCGTCCCATGATCGGATATAGTGACAATGACTCCCTGTCAACCATTCCTGTGCGCTTAAGATGGCTCGACCTGTATCCACACCGCGCCCGTCATCCCAGCCACGAATAAATTCACCGCGTAAATCAGGTAATTTTCCGCTCGGGTAAGCCTTTGCCAGTTCCGGGTATTCTTCAGCAGAAAAAGCCGCACCGTTGCATTTCAGCCAGCCTGTCGGAGGTGTGACAGAAGGCCAGGGAACAGGGACACCAACGGGTAATGCTGAGCCTTCTCCCAAACCAAGGTATGCGAGAAGACCAGCTACATCCTTTCCACTCAAATTAGTCAGCGTATTGTCCAGCGGTTGTTTACCTGACAGAGCATTCAACATTGTCGTGGCAAAGTTCGGGTCATTTCCCAGCGCCGCCGCCAGTTCGTTCAGTGTATCCAGTGCAGCAGGTGCAGAACCCACCATTGCCGCAATCGCCGATTTCACAAAAGCCGTGGTGGCAATCTGTGTATTGTTGACCGACTGTGCCGCCGTGGGGGCTGTCGGCGTCCCGGTAAGTGCAGGACTCGACAGCGGCGCTTTGAGTGCCAGCGCATCATTAATGGTGGTACTGAATTTCGGGTCATTGTTAATGGCTGCGGCTATTTCTTTCAGTGTGTCCAGCGTGGCTGGCGCACCATTAATAAGAGCCGTCAGTGCCGCCTGAACAAACGCAGTGGTCGCAACCTGCGTGGTGTTATTGCCTGCCGCAGGTGTTGGCGCTTTTGGTGTCCCGGTAAACGTCGGACTTTCTTTCTGTGCATATTGTGAATGCGGGTCCGGTGCGGCAAGGTGTTTTGCCAGCTGGTCATCCACGTACACCTTCAGCTCCAGTGCCTTGTCATCCACATACTTGCGGGTTGCCAGCACTACGGCAGGGTCGATTTTCAGGGTGATATTGTCCGTGCTGCTGGTAATCAACACCATACGCACGGTCTGGGTGCGCCCGCTGCCTTCAGCCAGTTGCGGCTTATAGCTTTCCGGGCAGTTGCCCACGGCAATCAATGCCCCTGACTCATCAAACAGGCCCACTTCACGTATCCACCAACCGCCCTCGTTTTCAGGGATCACCTGTTCAGCAATAATCTGGCTGCTGTTCTGCAGGTCGATATAAAGCATATTCAGCGCAGCCCGGCGTTTCTCATTTACCAGTGCCGTCTGCTTTGCGTCCGGCGTTGGCAATACTCCGCCGCCATCGCCCACCGCCATATGGGTAATTTTTAGCGGCACACCGAGCGCGGCGGCGCTGGCAAGTTTCGCCGCGCCAATATCCGTCAGCAGGGTATAAAATTTTGTGCTCATGGATTCACTCTCATTGTGTCAATAACATGGACCGCCCCGCCTTCATGCGCGGTGCCACCGGAAATAATCGTTTCGTTGATATACGGATAGATCGTGATTTCTTCGCCAAGATAGCTGGCGGCTCCCACCCAATGCGGGCCGCTGGTCTGCAGATTGATGGACATGCCGATCATGTGGCGGCTACATGGTTTGGCATCGCTTATCAGTCGCTCAAGTTCCAGATAGGTATCTTCAGTGATGCCCTGGTCCTGCACGCCGATATCCAGGCGAAACGTGCCCGGTGTTTCTCCGGTCTGCCACCACTCAATAATGCGGATCAGGAATCCGAACGGTTCCACCACCCGCCGCACGGCACTGGTGGTTCCTTTATGCTGATGAATATAAAAAGCATCCTTCACTACCTGGCGTTTGACGCTTTCTGTCCAGCCCTCGTCCCAGCGATCCACAGAGAACGCCCAGGCGAGATAAGGCAG